TATTTTGCATTACCAAATACACCAACAGCATTTAATCCATTTAATATTGCAAATGCTCCAACTACTTCTCCACTACCTTCTGCTACTGATTCTAATCTTGGTCGTTCACAAGTTAATAGATTAGCAACAGGTGATGAAACACAAAAAACATTAGTTGTACAAAAAGACACTGCAAGAATTACTAATATTTCAACAGCTATGGGAGATAATACTTGGCACGAACCATCATCTCCTTATAATAGTGTTTATCCTTATAATCATGTATATGCAACTAAAAATGGTTTAGTCCAAGAATTTGATGATACACCAAATAACGTTCGCTATCATCTATATCACCCTTCAGGAGCTTATACTGAAATTGATAATAATGGCACTCTTGTTCAAAAAGTAACAGGTGATGGTTTTGAAATAATTCTACAAAATAAAAACGTTTACGTAAAAGGTAAATGTAATATTACTATAGAAGGTGAATGTAACTTATTAGTTCGTAATAGTGTTAATTTAGAAGTTGATGGGCCACTAAACGCTAAAATTAAAAATGATTTGACAGCAGTTGTTTCTGGTAACACAACTATTAATTCATCTGGTACAGTATTACTTAAAGGAACTCATATTCAGCTAGAATCAGATTCTCTTAGCATTTTAACGAAAAAATACTCAACGAATTCAACAGATTATTTTGTTAAAAGTAATAGAATCGTGACAGACACTACAAGTCATATTAATCAATCAAAGCAATTTGCAATAATTGGAGGGGGAGATTTATTTCTTAATGATACAGCTATTCATAGCTTAAACGGTGTAAATGCAAAAGATACTAATAATGACACAACAATTCCATTAGTATTACAAGTAGCTGATAAAAATACTACAGGAACTATTAAAATTGATCCTATCGATCCTATTGGTATTATACAACCAATAACACCACAATTAACCCCAGATAATAGTGAATTAGAACATTTACCAAGACCTACAAAAGCATTAATTTATACATCTAATTTTGATGATAGACCATCAAATATGCAAATTCCTGGTATATTATCTCCATCACCATATTCTGGTGTTGTATTAGGAACTACTCCTATACCAGTTCAGCCACAACAAAGAACACCATTAAAAAATATTAATGTTAATGATATATTGAATAATTCTAACTTACAATATAATCTTCCTATATCTAAACATTGCACATTAGGTGATGTAACAATTAATACAGCTCTTTCTCATTATCCATTAAAAGACCAAAGAGGATTAAACCAAAATCAATTAGCAGGTAATTTAAAATATCTTTCTGGCAATATTATTGATGAGATTATTGACATGTACGGAAAAGGTAATGTAATTATTACTTCTGGATTTAGATATGATAATCAATATTATAAATCACAACATGCTTTAGGTCAAGCTGTTGATTTACAATTTAAAGATATACCAAAATCTCAATATGCTCAACGTGCTGCAGAATTAGCAGGAAAGTTAACTTACGATCAATTATTATTTGAATATGCATGGACAGGTGAAGCTTATACAGCATGGATACATATTTCTGTAACAAATGGTCAAAATAGACAACAATACGCTACAATGGATGCAACATCTGGTAAATTTATAGATGGTCAAATTATTAATATATTTGATAGTAATTCATCTACTTCTGTTAAAGCACCTTTAAAGATTGTTGGTAATGATTCAACTATTAATACATTAAATAATGTAGATGATCAGTATGTTAAAAATGTTGGAAACTCTTCAGTTATTACAGACGGACTAACTAAATATATTAACAAAAGTAACGCTTGGTTTGCTACATGATAACATCACAACTTAAAAAAAATCCTATAGTATATGTTGATTTTGATGCATCTTTTTTACCAAATCCTGTAACAGGTGATTTGGCAATAATTACTAATGAGGATTCAATTAAGCAATCAATCAGAAATTTAGTATTAACTAATTTCTATGAAAGATGTTTTCAACCTACTGTTGGTGGTAACGTTTTAGGCTCATTATATGAATTATTGACACCAGCTTTAGAATTAAATCTTAAGAAAAATATTGAAAATACTATCAATAATTTTGAACCCCGAGCTTCACTTATTAGTGTAGATTTATATTTTGATCCTGATGAGAATGGCTATATGGTAAACATCGTTTTTGTTTGTGTATCAAACCCTAACCCTGTTTCTTTTAATGTTTCAGTAAATAGAGTTTATTAATATTAAATAAATAATCTTGTTATATCAAGTAGGGTAGAGATGTCAGGAACTTCAAACAATAGTTTTTTACAAACACAAGAATTAGACTTTCAAGCACTTAAAACTAATTTCATTAATTTTTTAAAAGGTCAAAGTATCTTTAAAGGTTATGATTTTACTGGTGCTAATTTTAATGTTCTTTTAGATATCCTATCAAGACATGCTAATCTTTTAGGTTTAAATTTAAATTTAGTTGGTAGTGAATTATTTCTAGAATATGCTCAATTATATGATAACGCTGCAGCAAGAGCCAAAGAATTAAATTACCTACCCGGATCTTATAAATGTGCGCAAGCAATTGTAACAGTTAATTGTGCGGTTACAGATACAGGTGTTTATTCAGTTGTAATTCCTGAGGGATTTATAATAGTAGGTACATCTAATAATTACAATTATACATTTCAATTATTAGAACCTTATATTGCTTATGCAAATAATTATTCAGTAAATTGTATTTTCTATGAAGGATATCCTGTTACAGAACAATTTACTGCTACAGGTGATATCTATCAAAAATTTATTTTATCAAATCCAAATATTGATACAGATACACTTACAATTACAGTTCAAAATTCATTAACAGATACTACTAATTCTGTATATACTTTTACAGATACAATAATCGATGTAACATCAAATTCAAATGTATTTTATCTTCAACCAGCATTTAAAGGTAAATATGCAGTTTATTTTGGTGATGGTATATTTGGAAAAGCATTAAATGCTGGTAATATTATTACTGCCAAATATCTTGTTTCTTCAGATAGTGCTCCTAATGGTATAAATGCATTTTCAACTGATTTAACAGTAGGTAATAATTATAATGTTTCATTATTAACATTATCAGCAGCCGGTGGTGGAGAATCAGCAGAAACTATTGATTCTATTAAATTTAATGCACCAAAAGCATATCAAGCTCAAAATAGAGCAATAACAATTTCAGATTATGAATCAATTGTAAAGAGTTTAGGATATCAAGCTTTAGGTTATGGTGGTGAACAAATTCCTAATCTACCACAATATGGTAAAGTTTATATTGCAGTAAATAATTATGATCCATTATATGGATTTACTCCTCTTACAAATTCACAGAAAACTCATATTACAAATGTATTGCAAAGTAAAAGCGGTCTTCAAATTACACCGGTAATTGTTGATCCTGATTTTACATGGATTCAAGTTATTAGTAATGTTGATTATAATATCAACTTAACATCTGCTTCAACAAATACAATTTATAATGAAGTTAAACAAACATTAACAGATTTTAATAATAATCAACTTCAAAACTTTAATTCAATATTTAGATTTTCAAAATTAGTAGCTGCTATTGATAATAGTGATACTTCAATAGTCGGTAATGATACAACTATTAAATTAATGAAACAGCAGCCAATTGATGATAATGTTTATACTATTTTAACTTATAATTTTTATACACCGATTGATTCTACAGTTAAACCAGCAGTTTCAACTGCTTCATTCCAAATAAATGGTATTGAGTGTAAAATTACTGATGATAATAATGGTAATTTAAATGTCTATCAATTTACAAATAATGCAACAATTTCTGTTTATCAGAGTAATATAGGTACAGTAAATTATACTTCTGGTCAAATTCAAATTAGTAATTTATATGGTCAGGGATTTAATGGTTATTTAACTGTTTATATTACACCTACTGAAAATGATTTACAACCAGTAAATAATACAAAAATTTACATAGATGTAGCTAATTCTCAAATAAATGTTGTGGGTGTAACTAGTTAATGACACAACAAGTATTAGTTTTACCAACATTATCAAATTCTAATACAATTCTTACTAGTAATGGTATCTCATCACCACCTATTACTATTAGTAACATTAATACTATTAGTGTTAATTCTGTAGTTAATACAGCAGTAACACCCGTTTCTGTTTCTGCAAATTTAACATACAATATACTTTCTGACGACACATTACAACCTACTTTAATATCACCATTCATAGCTAAAGATTTTCCTCTTGTATATCAAGAAAATTCTCCTATGTTTGTTCAATTTTTAAAGTCATATTTTCAATGGTTAGAGCAGCCAGGTAATATTGTCAATAAAATCAAAACATTAAAAGTATATAAAGATATTGATACAACAGATATTACTAGATATTATAATACATATTTACCTGGTGTTCCTAATACAGTAGCATGTAATCCACGTTTATTAATTAAACATGTTTTAGATTTATATAATACAAAAGGTACTAAGAAAAGCTTTGATATTTTCTTCAGAGCATTTTTCAATACTCCTGTAGATATTTACTTACCATCTTCAGATATTATAAAACCTTCTGATAGTAAATGGAATATTGACACATATATTGAAGTAGAATTTTTAGAGACACTCGATTCAAAAATATCTTATATTGATTACATTGGTAAGCAAATTAAAGGATTAATTAGTGGTGCAACAGCTGTTGTAGAATCATTTGAGCGTAAATTTATAACAAATAAATTAATAAACGTATTTTATATTTCAAATTTAAGAGGTAATTTTGTTACTTCAGAAAGAATTTATTGTAACGCCCTTAATCAAAATACAGCATTTACAAATCTACCTTATATAACGGGATCATTAACAACATCAACAATTACATCTGGTGGTAGAGATTATAATGTTGGAGATGTATTATCAGTTGTTGGATCTGGTTCAGGTGGATTAGCAAGAGTAGTTTCTACAGTAAGTGGTGATGGTAAAGTTACATTTACATTGTTAGATGGTGGATTTGGTTATACCGTAAATGCACAAATAACACTAGCAAATCAAACTGGAACGGGCGCGTCATTTACAATTGGTGGATTAACAAATACATCTATTTTATATTTAAATACAGATTTTATTGCACCTCACACATCTCAAAATTTAAATGCAAGTAATTGGTCTTCTTTTGCTGTACCTACTGCTAATTTAAATTCAGTTTTATCTTCTGTATTACAATACAGTAATGTTACTATTGGTACAATTACATTCTTAAGCAATATTAATCCTGGTGAAAATTATACATTACCACCTATTGTTTCTATCTATGAACCATTAATAGCTCCATTATATATCCCTGATGGCCGTGGTGGTATATGGGGTAATGATGCTATTGTTAATACTGCAGCATCATTAAGTAATGGTGTTATAACTGCTATTCAAATTACAGATTCTGGATTTGGTTATGAACCAGGTGAACAATTAATATTCACACCACTACAGTCAAATGGAACAATAAATGCTACTGGAATAGCTGTTGTTCAAAATCAAGGTAAATCTACAGGTTACTGGACTAAAACAAACTCTCATCTTGATACAAATAAATATATTCAGGATAGTTATTATTATCAACAATATTCTTATGAAATTCAAACTCCAGTTGATAAATCACAAGTTGATGGTGCTGTTGTAAAATTATTACATCCAGCAGGTATGGAAAAATTTTACAAGTTTAAATATAGTGATAACCAAAACTTATCTGCAAATATTATCGTTAATTACACTATAAATACAGGTAATATAGTTGCAAATACAACAGTAGCAGATTGGTATACAATGCTATTCAGTGGATTCTAATAAAAGGTAATAAATGTCTATTTTAACAAAAGATTTTGGTAAAATTATAGCTAACAGTATTATAAGTGAAATAAATTCACAAAGCAACACTTATTATGTATGGTTTGGTTATACAACACCATGGCCAGATGATAATAATCCACCACCAGCTAATAATTCATTTGATTCAATAGATATTAAAGCGTATGTAAATATTTCATATGGTCAACTTTTAACTCCACAAAATGTTTCTCTTCTAGTAAATAATAATAAATGGTCAAATGGTACTGTTTATACACAATTCGATAATCAAGATGGAAATATTTTTGATAAACCATTCTATATCGTTACAAGTTTAAATAATGTTTATAAATGTTTATTCAATAATAACGATAATCCTTCATTAATTGAACCAATCTCTACAGGAACAAATTCAGTATTTCAAACTGCAGATGGTTATATTTGGAAATATCTTTATACTATTGATAACGTAAGTGATAATAATTTTACAACTAATACACACATTGCATTACTACCAAATACTTTAGTTCAAGCTGCAGCAGTTCCTGGTGCAATTTATGCGTATCAAGTTACAAATGTCGGATCAAATTATACTGCTTATAATTCAGATTATTTAACAAATATCTCTAATTCAACAGTATTAGTATTAGGACCTTCAGCTTCTCCAACATCAGGATTATATACAAATTCATCAATAATTGTTCAGAGTTATTGGGGAAGAAGTCAAATTATTCCTATTTCAGATTATAATGGTAG